TAACCAGCACCTTGGTTATTTATTGCATTAAATCCAATACAAGTATTTCCGTATCCCGTAGAATTATACCCAGAGGTTGTTCCAACAAAAGTGCCACTTCCAGCGTTGTTGCTATATCCAGCTTGATAGCCAATTGCTGTTTGATAGTTACCAACAGAGTTGCTATAACCAGCTTGATAACCAACAGAGGTGTTGTTTGTAGCTGTATTATTATAAGCAGCCTGATAACCAACGGCTGTGTTGTTGGAATTAGTGTTACTATAACCAGCTTGATAGCCTACTGCGGTATTGTAAGATGCGGTGGTGTTTGAATAAAGGGCTTCATGTCCTAAAACAGAATTGTAACTTCCTGTAGTATTTGTTCTAAAAGAACGATTACCTATTGCCACATTTTGTGTGCCTGTTGTAGTGTAAAAACCAGCATCAGTTCCAACTCCAACATTAAAATCAGCAGTAGTGGCACTATATAATGAAGCTCTACCAACAGCAACATTATAATTACCAGTTGTGTTTGTTGAAAATGCTTGTTGACCAACGACAGTATTTTGTGCTCCTGTAGTGTTTGCCAAAGCAGCTTGGTTTCCTATTGCAGTTAATAAATTACCTGTAGTATTAGCATACCCAGCCTGATAACCTATTGCGGTGTTGTTAGAGGCTGTCGTATTACTATTCAATGATTGTTGCCCTACTGCTGTATTTGCTGAACCAGTTGAGTTGCCAAATAAAGCACCAAGACCAAAAGCAGAGTTAGAAGTGCCTGTAGTATTTGTATATGCAGCTTGATAACCGACTGCTGTTAATAAGCTACCAGTCGTATTACTATACCCAGCCTGATAACCTACTGCTGTGTTTTGAGAGGCGGTGGTGTTTGAGAATAAAGCACCATTACCCAAAGCAGTATTAGTGCTTACACTACCACCACCTTTACCAACAGTAAGACCTGAAATAGAAGCGTCATTAGTTGCAATTAAATTGGTAACAGTTTCGTTAGTGACGTTTGAGGTGGTAGAGCTAACTGTAGTAAATACAGCAGTACTCGGTGTAGCATTACCTATTGGAGTGCTATTGATAGCATCTAAAGTCAGTGCCACATTGCTTAAAGTACCACCAGTAATTGATACGTTTGAGCTTGTAAAGTTAGTTACAGTAGCGTTTGTGGTGCTCACGTTGCTTAAAGTAACCGATCCGCCTGTAATTGTTGCGTTTGCAAGGGTTAAATTGCCAATACTGGTAGTAGTATTGCCTAAATAAACAGCAGTATTGCCCAAAGTAATGGGCGTGGCAAAGTTAGAATCTAGTTGGGAAAGGGGTAAGGCTGTAGTAGCCGTAGCAAAGGTATAGGGTACTGACATTAGAATCTCACTCTCAGTTCATGTTCAAATTCAAAACCGTTATAGACAAATCCCGCACTATTAGATGTTACAGTTAACCCCAAGTATTTTCCATACTGAGAAGCATCAGATTTATACAATTCATAGCCTACAGAATCCCAACTAATTGTTGCACCAGCATTATTAGTCCAAGGAATTGTGACAAACGAATTATTTTGCCAAATAACGGTACTGGCTAAGGAATATACAGGGCTAGAACCAATTTCACTGTCAACTGTAGCGGATAATGCGACCACATTACTGTTAGTAGCTTCAATAGCAAATTTTAACGCTTGTTTAGTCCTAATGGGATCACCCATCGGCATCAAGGCGGTTTGAATACGGCTAGTAATAGTGGAGGTAGCGTTGGCGTATAACTGGTATAGATTTTGTCCAGCAGATCCATACAAAGTAATTTTACCGCCAACGGGTACAGAGGTTATGTAAGCAAGGTTGTTTCCCTGGCTAGTCAAAAACCATTTTTTCTCAAAAAACACTGCTTGGATGTACCGATAGCTTTGCGTAAAGACGGCATCGTAGTAACGAAAGTTAAAGGCAGCGCATAAAATGTTGTTAATCAGCACCTGACCAGCATAAATAGGGCTATTAAAGTCAATGTTGGGGAACATACCGTCTAAGCTATCGGAGAGCTTAGAAGTGGTAGAACCGACAAGGGCGTACATACCGTAATCGTTCATAAACAGTACAGAACGGAAGTACGGGAATATGGCGTTAGGGCGTTTTGATCCTACAGAAGCGCTTACGTTTGTGTTAGTAAAAATAGTAGTGCCACTAGTAGTAACCCTAACATCCGAAAAGACGTTGATCGAATCATCGCCAAAAATATACAAAAAGTTATTAGCAGAAAGAAGCTGCTGAATGTTTCCATGAAGGGTTGAATCCGTAAGGGTGATTGATCCAGCAGAAACGCTTGTAAAGTCGCTATAAGACCCCGCAGCGCTGTAATAAATGGTTCGACCTGCTGCCACCCATGTTCGACCTGAAAAAGTCGCTACGCTGACGTTTTGCGTGGTATTAACAATGCCTTGTAATACGGCATTATTGCTTGCCCCACCGCCTGAAATCGTTACTACAATATTAGCGCTATTAGTATAATTTGATCCTGGGTTAGTCATGACCACTTGAGTAACCACGTTACCGCTAACAACAGCATTGCCTACTGCGCCTGATCCGCCACCACCCGTAATAGATACGGTAATGTTGGAAGCATTGGTATATCCAGCACCCCCTGAAATGACGTTTACCGTGACCGTGCCAGTAGCAAAGGTAGTGTAGGCAGCTACAGCAGCAGCATTTGATCCTCCGCCACCTGTAAAAGTAATAGTTGGAGCAGCGTTATATCCTGAACCCGCATTAGACAAGCTCACAAAACCAACGGTGTTTGCACCGCTAGTTAAAGATGCTGTAGCGTTAGCCTGTACGCCACCAGTTTGATTAGGGGCTGAAATAGTGACTGTAGGGGCGGTATTGTATCCAGAACCTTTATTGGTGATAGCTACCACGCCAACAGAACCAATTGAAACTACGTTGTTTCCATCCCACGAAGATAGACCTTTTGAGGGATCTAAAATCAACATTCTGTCGTTATACCATTGGGCATAACTTATGCCATCACTAGAAAATGTACCTGCAACAGCTACGTTTCCTGTAGCAGAGGTTTGAATATTGTAATATTGTGCAGATCCGTCTGTTAAAAAAGCAACAATATAGTCATACAAACCAATATTGATTGATGATAATTGGCTGACTGTATTTGACCAAGTAACTGCTACGTTAGAAGAATTGCTTATCTGGTTATAAGTTGGAACAATTTTGATGTTGGCATAACCGATAGGATGAGCGTTTTCAATCCAAGAAAACTCATCTTCCTCAATTGCTGTACGGTTAGCCTTAGTATTAAGCCCTTTAAATTGCTTAATTACTTGGTACGATTTTTTCTGTTCGGCAGCAGCCATATTTAATTAGGACTACTGTAGGCGCTCGGTATTCTCCTGGTGTAAACGGTATTGAGAACAGAAGCGATTTGTTTTTGATATTCTTGCTTGAATATTTCGGATTCACCAAAACTTTGCTCATAAAACTTAGCAAGATAAGCAGCGTAGAATTTAACGCAAACTGTATAAGGATCGTTTATTGGATCTGTAGCCGTTGAAGTGCTTAAAGTTAAATCCGTTGGCAATACAACGGTATCAATCTCTAACTGATAGGTTTGATCTGGTACAGGTCCGAAATATATCTGACCTTGACCGTATATGGTAAATGCCAAAGGTCTGCCGATATAATTTTGCCAAAACCGTAAACGAGCATTAAAGTCAGACCAAGATAAATAATCCAACGGAACACGGGTATTCCCCCAGTACAAATTGACGTTAATAATGTCTAAAGTGTTCGATCCTTGAGGTAGGCTCGAATAATAAATATTTTCACAATTACCCACATATTGCAAAGTAGCACTGCCATCAGCAAACGGAATGCTTGGTGGATAGTTGTTGTAATTGTTTGTAGTAGCATCAGGATAGGGTGGTGCGCTAGAACCTGAAGTTCCGCCTGTAGCGTATTGATAAATATAAATATTGCTAAATACAAAAGTGTTAATTGTGACTGCTGTGTTAGCTACCCATTGTGTAGGGTTTGCTGGCGTAGCACCGTTAATAACACTTGAAGATGGCACTTTATAAGGAACTTGCGCTATTTGTATAGTGCGTAAGCATCCAGTATCTCTGACTGTTCTTTGTCTTGCAGCGTTGATGTAATCCGTTAACTGTGAATCTGTATAAAAGTTTGCGTTAGCGTCATGCAACAATCTGCGTACATCCGTGATATAGCTTGAAAGGGTTGCCATTTATTTGCCATAGTTCATGCTACCGCTTGAAGGATTTTTCCCCCTGCCTTTTTAATGGGCAAGGGTACTCTCTCCACCAACGGGGATAACGATTGGTTCTTTTTTGGTGGTTCGGTGGACAACTCCCATTTAGCCAGGATTTCTAAACCCTTATCTAAATCATTAAAAGTTGTAATCCATCCTAGCCTAGCCAAGTAAGGCTCTTTGTTGTTCTCTCCATAACCAAATATGTGCCTAGCAATTTCAACAGGTATTTCTACTGTTTTACCTGGCTCAAAGTTATAAAACACACCGCCATATCCATCTTTATGGAGTTTGTCAGTGTGATTGGTTACAAAAATATTAGACATCAGAAACTGACTACATCACCATAAATGGCAATATCAACAGTGTTTGCGTTACCGCTTACAGTATTGACGTTGACAAATAAGGCTTGGGTTGTGAATCCAGATATGGCTGTGTTAGCACCGTAAGCTCCAGCAATAGTCAGGTCTTGGTATCTACCAGCTGCTGACACAGTGCTTAAAACTACGTTTGCTACTACTACGTTTGAAATGTTACCGTCATTACTTGTTGTGATAGACACGTTTGCTAAAGCTACATTACCTGTAGGATTTTGCACACGAATTGTTTTAAGAATAACGCTTCCAGATCCAACTGTAGCATTTGCATTAGTTAAACCACCGCTTAAAAATGGAATAGTGATACCAGTAGTAGCGCCATTTCCAGATGTATTTAAAGCAGTGGCTTTAATAACAGCAACACGACCATAGCCAAAACTATCCAAATAAAACTGTGATACTGAATCAGCATTAGCCATTTATTGCTCCTTAAGTGTTAAATGTACCAGTTACAGGAATACCACCGTTTACAGTAATCAACTGAGCTGTAGTGTTAGTGGTTGCCAATAATTGTACGTTTACACCGTCAGAAATAACTACACCGCCAGAGTTAACTGGATACACGTTTGAGAATGTAGCCACGTTACTTGTAGCGTTGTAATTAGAAACGGCTTGGATAACTACGTTTGATGTATTGAACATCAAGTAAGTACCAGCAGGAACTACGTTACCTGCGGTAGTTACAGAGATGTTTGTGGCAGCTTGCCAATACGCACCAGGCGTATTTTCATAAGTACCAGCAATGAGAATTTTATTTAAACCGAGTGCCATGTTATCAGCTCCTTATAGTGAAATAGAGTTATAACCAGACACCACAGTCATTGACTTAGGCTTGGTGCTTACCAATTCGGCAATCATCAAGACAGCGCCAACATAACCGATCTGCCAGTTTGGTAATGTAGATTCAAAACCAGTAAATACGAAAGAACCTTGATCGTGGATATAGAGGTTCAAGTAGTTACTGTTGATGAAGTACATGATACCTTCAGGACAGTATGGATCTGGATAAACAGGAACACCAGCGACCATCAATGCACGGAAAGCTGCTTGAGGACCGTTGGAATCGCCATCAAAAGCGTTTCCTGGGGTGATAACGTATTGCTCTTGACCTACATAGTCTTGTGCTAACAAAGTCCATGTACCAAAACCGCAAACGGCAAAAGTAGGAACTTCAGCACCTTTTTTGACAGTGCCAGAAATGTACTGCAATACGTTTTGACGTGTTGGGTTTACGTTACCTGCTGCATAACGTGTTGACTTCCACCAAGTGTAAGTAGAACGATTGATGTTACCGTAAGTTGTTAAGTTTGTACCATCATCAATAGCGCCTGGCAAGCCAATAAACTGTTGTGTGTTGGTGTAGTTGTTATAAAGCGCAGTAGCCATTGCATCCATCATTACGTTGGTCGCATCGTTCATACGAGCTTCGATCAATGGAATAATGGCGTAATCTTGCTGAACTGCACCTTCCATACCTAAGAAAGGTACTGGAGCAATCATTAACTTTAAGTTAAATTCAGCGTTAAATGCACCTTGCTGAACTGCTGGCTGGTTAAAAGAACCAGAGTAGTCAGACCACTGTGCGTTAACAAATTGAGCGCCTTGAACTGGCACGGTTACTTGGGATACACCACCTGAAGCCTGTTGACTGTTTGCAATCAAAGCAGCCATCAAAGGTGTGCTGTTGTAAAGCTGTACGACCAGCTTGGGGATAAACGCTCTACGAGTTACGTAAGTTA